ATGATGCCGATGTTTGCTTGATTTTAGATTTAGATGAAGTACCAGCCCCGGACTTCTTCAAGAAGGTGCGTAAGAAGTGGAAAGCCGGTGCTGACCTAGGCTGGATCAGCATGAAAACTGACGCCAATAAATGGGAACGAGATCGGCTTCATTCCCGCTGGAACTGGACATGGAAGTATCCATGCCACGAAGTAAATATCTTTTACGGCAAACACCAAACGATTGACTGCGACATACGCGATGCTGTTATTGAGCATCTGCCAGATAATACCAAGTCCCGCGGTCAATACCTAGAACTGCTAGAGATGGCAGTCAAAGAGTTTCCCCAAGATCCACGTATGTGGACTTATATGTGCAGAGAATACTTCTTCTACTCCAAGTGGGAAGATGTTATCAAAGCAGCTGAACGCAAGTTAGAAAACGAGGGCTGGGATGTTGAAAGTGCTGCCGTCTGCCGATGGGCAGGAGAAGCAGCGCATCAACTTGGCCAAGAAGAAACTGCTCGTATGTGGTATGACAAAGGAGCAGAGATTCTTCCCTTGCAAGGTGAGCCGCAATTCGGTGTTGCAATGGATGCTTACCGAAAGCAAGAATGGCAGCGGTGCTTAGATGCTGCTCTCAACGCTCTGGAGTCTCCTCGCTCCAACCACTACTGCTACGAATCAGCAGTCTGGGATTGGAAAGCCTACGACCTTGCAGGAATCGCTGCTTACAATCTCAAGCACATTGATGAAGCAATAACCTTTACACGAGAAGCGGTAAAGGCTAACGGTCCAGAAAATGACCGTATCCAACGTAACCTAGTTTTCTTTGAGGAAGTTAAAAATGCAACATCAACATACAAGCAGGGTAAGTAAATGGGGAATGGATGACAAATACAATAGTGTCCCTGTTGAATACGATTGCTCAGTTTGCGGGGAAGTTAGTGCCACCCCATTCGTTTGTGAGGAAACACCATCGGATCATTTTAACCATAGCGATTATGTTGATGGCTGCTTTGCTTGCAAACTCGGCACATTAGAGCTTAACACCGGCGACGCAGGGCGAGCCGATTCTATGTCCCAGAAGAAGTGGGATAAGGAACTTCAGTCCTACCGCGATGCAAGAGCGCAGGGTATTCAACCTGCGGGTACATCAACTCAGGCTATTCGTGAAGCCCATCAGGCTAGCGAAACTTTAGGTAAGGCATATAACGCTGACGTAATGCCAGCAACAAGCAAGATAACCAAACAGACTGCAAAGTCATTCACAGAAGCGGGAGTTGTCTAATGGCAGCTAAGAAGGGTATGGGCTTTGCCGCAGCGCAAAAGTCTATTGCTAAGAAGTCAAATGTTTCAATGGAGTCAGCAGGAGCAATCCTTGCTTCCTCAACCCGTAAGGCCAGCCCATCTGCAAAGAAGGCTAACCCAAATCTCAAGAAGGTCCTACCAGCAAAGAAGGGTAAATAACATGTGCGTAGAGTGCGGTTGCAATAGCAACATGGTCGGCAAGGCTAGCGACAAGCTAACAGGCAAGCCACAAGATCCATACGGTCAATATGACGGTGTTGGCGGAACTAAGTAAGTAAACAACTTTAGAAAGGATCTGATATGGCATCAGGAGACGGCTTAACTGCAACATATCATTTGAATCGTTTGGCAGGCACCATTATCAATGGTGTGCCACAATATGATTTTGATGGTGCTGCGCTCAAGTGGGGAACGGTTGTTCTTGGTTCACACAATGCTACTCGTGGCATTGACGTGCTTAATCAGATTTATGCGTCACGGCATGGTGGTAAGAACTATCTTGAAGATACACCAGGCATTTTGAATTTACTCGCTGGCACATTCGGCCTTGGCGAAAATGAAGCGGCAGCGAGGATCGTATCGTGAGTACATTTGTAAACTTAATTGACGAAACTAACTTAGCCCTTACAGGTTATACCAATCGTCAAGATCAGGCTACATACCTGACAGCCCCAATTGCTTCAACCGATACCACGTTTACTGTTGCCGATGGCACAGTTCTTACCCGTGGTTTGGTTGAAATTGATGATGAACTAATCTGGGTAGATTCTTTTGACCGTGCTACAAACACGGCCACTATCCCATCATACGGCAGAGGATTTCGTGACACCACGGCTACTGCTCACGATGCCGGTACCCGCGTAACAATCTCGCCTTCCTTTCCGAGAAGTGTTATCCGCCGAAATCTTAACCTTGCTATTGATGGCGTCTACCCAGATTTGTTCGGTACCTTTTACACAACCTTTACTTGGCAGGCAGCTGTAACAACCTATGTACTTCCACAAGAAGCAGTAGATGTTCTCGGCTGCTCATGGCAGACCATCGGCCCTTCTAAGGAATGGCTACCAGTGCGCCACTACCGCATTGACCGCATGGCCAACCCAACCACATGGGGTAGCGGTAAGACCATCTCCATCCGTGAAGGCATCATTCCTGGTCGTACCGTCATGGTTACTTACACCAAAAAGCCAACCACCCTTACCTACGACACAGATGACTTTACAATGACCGGACTTTCAGAGTCTGCCCGTGAAGTAATCATCCTTGGTGCTGCCTACCGTACAGCAATGTACTTGGATATGGGTCGCGTACCTGCCGCAACTGCTGAAGCAGATGCCTTGCAAGGTAATGATCCAATTGGCTCAGCAGCCAATGTCGGACGAGTTCTACAACAGATGTACAACCAGCGTTTGCTCGTGGAAGTACGTCGCCTTCAAGAGCAGTACCCACCTCGTACCCACTACACAAGCTGAGGATAGCCAATGCCACAACGTTATTACAGCGCCACAGCGCAAGATACAACCATCAACGGAAATATCAATTCATCCGTTACCAGCGTTATTCTCAGCGCAGCCGTTGGCTTTCCAACCAACTACCCATTCGTCCTTGCCCTTGATTACAATGCGGCTTCGGAAGAACTGGTTTTGGTTACTGGCACAACAGCGGCGACCACATTCACAATTACCCGTGGCTACAACAGCACAACCCCACAGGCTCACCGTACTGGCGCTGTAGTGCGCCACGTAATCTCAGCACAAGACATGACAGATATGCAGGCTCACTTTGATGCCACAGCGGATGTTCATGGCGTTTCAGGTCAACTAGCAGCAGCAAGTGATGTAACCAGTATCGCGTTCCTAACAATGGGCGCTTAACCAAGCAAAGGAAAATAAATGGCAAGTGCATATAAAGTGCTTGGGCAGGCAGTCCCAGCAGCAACAACAGCGGCAGGTGCTTCATCTAGCCTTACAACCCTGTACACATCAGGCACTGCGCTAGGCGCAGTTGTCTCTAGCGTTGTCATCTGTAACCAGTCAACATCGGCTCAGACATACCGTGTCTCAGTCCGTGTAGCCGGTGCTGGTGACACACCAAAGCAGTACCTTGCCTACGACGTACTCCTAGGTAGCAACGCCACAGATACCCTTACTCTGGGCTTGACCTTGGCAAATACAGACATCATCTCAATTGCAGCATCCTCAACATCCGTCTCATTCTCAGCCTTCGGAAGTGAGCTCTCCTAATGACAGTCCTTCGTCACCCCAATAACCAGGGTGTGACACTACAGCAGTGGCGTAAGACCGCTGCGGGTGGTGAAACATCCCTTACCGGTACTGATGACTTCAGTGCCGCTCTGGCCTACACAGTGGGCGCAGAGGAAGTCTTTATCAATGGTGTCCTCATTGAGCGTGGTGTGGATTACACAGCCACCTCTGGTACCGGCATCACTTTGACCAATGCCCTCGTCGCAGGCGATTTGGCTACCGTCCAGAGTGCCACATCCTTTAACGTAGCTAACGCTATCCCAAGGGCAACTGTAACCGCTAAGGGCGATCTCATCACCGCTACCGGCGCTTCAACCGTCACCAACCTCGCAGTAGGAGCTGACGGCTCAACACTCGTTGCAAACTCTTCTGCCAGCACAGGCGTATCGTGGCAAGCCCCTGCGATGACCTTTATCAACTCAACCAGTTTCAGCGGAGTTTCAGCCCAAAACATTGATAGCCTGTTTTCTGCGGCTTACGACAAATACACAGTAGTCGTGAACATAACTGCCGCTTCTGCCGCTAACGCTGACTTGTTGCTTTACTTCCGTTCGGCTGGCTCAAATGTCACCACCAACAATAACTCTGAAACCCTCACTACCTACTCCACAACCCTTGCTGGAGCAGAGCGAGCAAATCTTCTTGTTATTGGCTCTACCTCTACAACTTACCCAACCTTCTCAAGTTGCTCAGTTGATATATTCAACCCTTATCTATCTCAGGTCACGACTTTCTCATCTAATGGTGGAGTCGTTTCCAATGCTGGCGTTCCTTACCAGTTCAGGGCTTGGGGTTATAACTTCTCAACTACCTCTATGACTGGGCTTTCCTTGTACCCATCATCAGGAACAATCACAGGCAACATTCGTGTTTATGGAATGAGGAACTCATAATGGCTGATGTAATTATGATTGGCTTTGCCGATGCTCTTACTGGGGAAAATCTAGTTCGTGAAGCAACCCCTGAAGAAGTGCAGGAAATCCTAGCGGCTCAGGCCGCAACCTTGGTTGTATCTGAACCAAGCACACTCCCATCCAACTCTTCAACACCACAGGCAGGTGCATAATGTCACGCGCACAACTAACAAGTACGGTAGAGCAGAACTCGGCAGGGGCGGCTCCATTCTCTGTTGCTGGCAAGAACAAAATAATCAACGGTGACTTTGGCATTTGGCAGCGTGGAACCAGTTTTAGTTATTCAACCTCAGCGCCCGACCAATACTATGCAGACCGCTTCAAGTTCAACTGGTATGGCCCGGGAAGTTCAAGCAACCTCGTCATCTCGCAACAGGCTTTTACTGCTGGTTCAGCGCCCGTTGCTGGTTATGAAGCACCTTACTTCTTGCGCCTTGCTTTGCCAGTATCATCAAGCGGCACATATTACGAGTTATACCAGCGTATTGAGGATGTCCGAACCCTTGCTGGTCAGACAGTTACATTCTCGTTTTGGGCAAGGAACTCAGGTAGCCAAGGTTTCTCAATAGAAGTTCAGCAAAATTTTGGTTCAGGCGGCTCATCAACTGTTTATCAGTATGCAACTGCTGGCGCTTTTAGTTCAGGATGGGCGAGATATTCCTATACCTTCACTCTTGGCTCATTGTCGGGATTGACCATTGGTACTGGTAGTTTCTTGCAGTTCAAGATTTATTCAGGTTCGGCAACCGCCTCTGCGTTCAATCTTGATTTGTGGGGATGGCAGGTAGAGCGTGGCTCAGTAGCCACCCCATTCACCACCGCCAGCAACACACTCCAAGGCGAGTTAGCCCTCTGCCAGCGATACTACTACACGCCAACAGGCGGCATCGGAATACTTGCAAGTTATTATGGAACGACAAGTTGCT